TTGTTCATCGTCCTTTGAGTTGAACGTCATAGCTGTATCTCTTTTAGATTTGAATACATCCATGATGCCATCGACTCTTGATTTCTGAGCAAGTGGTTTGCCCTCTCCATCAAGTGCATATTTTCTGTAATAAAAGTCAGGCAAGTGCACTGGGTCTTGCGTTGCTCTTTGTTCACTACCAACGGGGTCACCATTGGTATCTGGAATCCACGCAGACTCTGGTGTTTTCTGGTCAGGCAGGAGTTCTCCTGTCTCACCGTTTGCCATGTCTATTACTTGTGGTCCCAAGTCATTTGGGTCAAAATGTTCTGCCATAATTTCCTCCTTGTGGCTTTAGTTCTATTCTTCTGATGAGTTCTTTTAGATACTTACCAGATTCAACATAATTAGCTCGCTCACGCATTTCGCTTGCTTCAGCTTTTTGTAATACCTCGTTGGGTACATGTACTTCATCCATACAAACCTCCTTGTTGGATTAATTAATAAAAATGCTCGGCTTCTCATCCGAGCGTGTGCTTTCGGTAACAACCCCCATGTGTGTTAACAGGCGTCACATGGTAGCCTTAAGAGTTACGCTACTGGTAACTCTTGTTGAACGCCATTGCTGGCTGTTGGTTGTGCTGAAGTTTCTTTCATCACAATCTCTCTCATGAACACAGGAACGAAGTTGCCTTGTCCATCAGTTGGGATTGCTACGTCCAACCACTGAGTGAAACTACCGTCTTTGTTAGTAGTTGCAGTCCCAATCTCTCGAGACCTTTGTTTGCCATCTTTCCCTGGCTTTAATATGTATAATGAATACATCATGTTTACCTCCTAGGTAAGTAAAGTTAGTGGTTCGATACACCCGTATCAAACTCACACATACACCAGCAACGCCACCAAGCGTAGCGACTGGCGATAGATTTTTGGTTCCACTGGTTCCACTTGGTTCCACGACTCGTGGAACACAAATAACGCTGTAAGAATGCTGGTTATAGGTTATGGTTCCACTGGTTCCACTACTTTTAGGTCCCTTTAACATTTAACAATTAACTAAGGTCCACGGTCCGTTACAAAGCTAAGCTTTGTTTTTCACGGAACCATGGAACCGCGAGCACCTCAACAGTGGGCAAGCCTGCACGGTTGCAATATATTTCTTGGTTCCACGAAGTGGTTCCACATCGGCACATGTCCGTGGAACACGCGGAACCAATCATGCAGACACAATGCACCTGCTCGCACACGCTCGCAGGCACTGATGATAGTAGTTATGATAGTAGGTAAGGGGGTAATTAGCCCCCTTCAGGTGATTAAGAATTCAATAGGATGATGGTCTTGCCAAAAACGAATGTTATAAGACCGAAGATAAACCAAAGAAGTAACTCGAACAATGATTGCTGTCCGGTGTAGTTGATGATGTCCATGGTTATGATAGTAGTTAACACCAACGATACTGTGAATATCGCTAGTGTTAATACATTGGAGATTAGCTTGTTCATATGTTCAGCTCTCCTTGACGAGGTTTGAAAGTATCAGGTGTTACTTTGATACCTTGGTCTGCTAGTAGCTTAGTTGCTTCATCAATTTGATTTTGATTAGCTTTAGCTTCTGAGTAACCTTCTCGTACTGCTTTGACTGGTTCGATTGTTGTATCTTGAACTAGTCTCTTTGTCTTGTAAGTAAGACGACCTATAGTTTTAAATATACTCATGATGTACCTCCGTACGTAAGAGTTAATAACACTAACATATAAACAACGTCACAAAGCGTATGCGACTGACGGCGAAAAAACCAAAACAAGGTTCCAATGACTGAAACTAGAAAGTGTCAACGGAAAACAAATCGGGGTCGGAGTAGGGTCTGTGATGATAGAGGAGAAGATGTATGAGCGATATATTTCACATTTTTTCAAAAAAATTTTTTCAACAAAAAATTTACAACTTATACCCCAATGTGTTACTTTGGACACATGAGCTTACTAACTTCTCAAGCAGTTGAGGTTACCGACGAAGACAGAGTTGAACTTCAGTCTCATTTTCCCTACGCCGGAGTAAAATTATCCGAGCTTTCGGTCCAAGAAGAAAGAGTCATTTTGTATTTTTTACGGGGCATGAGTAAAGCGGCCGCGGGACGTGCAGCGGGGTACAAGAACCAGGATTCAGTGTACGAAGTTTTTAAAAAACCAAAGGTGCAACAAGCTGTCCAATATCTAAGAGAAGAGATGCGAGAAGAAGTTAAGTTTGATCGTAACACCGCGACCCAAATGTATTTAGAAGCCCACAGAAAATCCGCGACTTCTACCGAAGAAAAAAATGTTGTCGATTCTCTATGCAAGCTCCACGGTCTATTTGCACCCGAACAAGCAACCCAAGTTAATATAAACGTAGATAAGTTAGAAAGATTAGAAAGATTACCGGACTCCGAGCTGCTAAAGTTAGCTGGGGTAGATACACAATACTTAGAACCAAAAGGAGAATAATATATGGCTACGTTAAAGAAAATGGCAAAAGGTTTAACAAGAAAAAAACCAAGGAAGATTAGAACACCCGCTCAAGCATTTATGAAAGGTATGGGGGCTAGTACAGAAGGTATGACTACTGCGCAAAAACAAAAGTTAATAACCAAAAAAGCTAAAGAAAGTGCAAAAACCATGGATAGAAAAATTTCAATGATAAAAGCACAAGGCGCATCCGCTAAAGGCGCATCCGCTAAATATCAACAACAAGCACAGGCAACAAACGCTAAACGTAAAGTTTACAAGCTCGCGCAAAAATCTAAAAAGAAAAAAGGTTATTAAGGAGAACTTATGAAAATGAAAAAGAAAAAACCCGTAAAGAAAAAATTAACCGCAAAGCAAAAAACTTTGCCTAAGTTTTTGCAGGATAAAATAGCTAAAGCAAAAAAGAAAAAAGGAAAGAAATAATGCATTGTATAAATCAACCGCAAAAAAAAATGTCTGGTAAAAAATCTAAAAAGAAAAAAATGGGCAAAAAGAAGAAATAATATATATTAAAAAGGAGTAAATTATGAAAAATATTATATTTGTATTGGTATCAGTTTTTATGACAGCTTGTGCTACGGTAGGCGCTGTTATAGATGGTGGTAAAGATTTAACCACAAGCGTTATTGATTCTACTGTAAAAACAGCAGGAAACATTACAACATCAGCTTTAGAAGATGTAAGTGGAGTTATTGATACTGTCGCTGAATCAACAGAAAATATTGTTGATAATGTGGTCGATCAAATTGATGAGCAAACTGATGAGTTACAAGATTCAAAGCCAGAAGAAAAAGAGGAAGAAGACACTAAATGAAAGGGTCCCACGGTATCAACGCCCCTCACCCAACCAATATGGCCAAGTTTGCGAAGAAGATGAATAAGTATAAGAGCATACCAAAAACAGGAGGTAAAAATGCCAGCAAAAAAAAGAAAAACTACTAAGAAAAAAAGCGGAGCTACGCCAACAAACCCTAGTTTATATTCTAGAGTAAAAGCAGAAGCTAAGCGAAAGTTTAAAGTTTATCCATCAGCCTATGCCAACGGTTGGTTAGTAAGAACTTATAAGAAACGCGGTGGCGGTTACAGATAATGGCTAAACCCACCGGTGGCCTATCCGCATGGTTTGGTAAAGGCCCCAAGGGTGATTGGGTTGATATTGGTGCCCCAAAGAAAAAAGGCAAGTATCAAGCCTGCGGTAGAAAATCCGCGAAAGGTAAAAGTAAACGTAAGTACCCCAAATGCGTACCACGTTCGAAAGCTCAGTCTATGACTGCAGCTCAGAAGAAAAGCGCAGTGAAGAGAAAACGTGCAGCGGGGAATCCAGGCGGGAAGCCACGTAACGTGAAGACTATAGTTAGGAAAAGAAAACCTACTACAAAAAGGAGAACTCGTGCCAAGAAAAAGTGATAATATGCCCAAAAGGAACAAAAAGAACTTTAGGGCAACTAAAAAAGGCGCTGGAATGACCAAAGCAGGGGTAGCAGCCTATAGAAGGAAGAACCCAGGCTCTAAATTAAAGACAGCAGTAACCGGAAAAGTTAAAAAAGGATCAAAAGCGGCTAAAAGACGTAAGTCTTACTGCGCAAGGAGCGCAGGACAGATGAAGAAGTTCCCAAAAGCAGCTAAAAACCCGAATTCTAGGCTAAGGCAAGCCAGAAAACGTTGGAAATGTTAACAAAAGGAGTAAAATATGGGATACGCAGGTATGTACAAAAAATCAGCACCAAAAAAAGCTAAAAAAAAGGCTACAAAGAAGAAAAAAGTTAAAAAAACTTATAAATACTAAGTGTGACAGACCTTCAGAAGCTAGAATGCTACAAGTGTAAGAAACTTTTAGCAGAAAACCTCGTATTACCCAAAGGGTTATGCGTATATTGTGCCGCCGATGAAGCGGACCAGCTTCCACAACCCCAAAAACAGCCAAAAACGAGCAAAAGAGAAGAAAATGCTCAAATAAAGGCGGAAAAAGAGCTCGCAATGCGTATTTTAGCAAGAAAACGCATGCTGCCCTTTGTAGAAAAGTTTAACCCCGATTACCAAGCAGGCTGGGTCCATAAAGATGTCTGCAGAAGGCTAGAAAAATTTAGCCAAGATGTAGCTGAGAAAAAATCTCCTCGATTAATGCTTTTTATGCCCCCTAGGCACGGAAAGTCAACCTTAGCTAGTATCGCCTTTCCTGCTTGGCATCTCGGACGTAACCCGGGGCACGAATTCATTAGTTGTTCGTATTCTGGATCTTTGGCCATGAGCTTTTCTAGAAAAGTGCGTTCTGTACTAAGAGAACCTAATTACAAAAACGTATTCGAAAGCACAAAACTTGATAAAGACTCTCAATCTGTAGAATCCTGGCAAACAACCGAAGGCGGTGGTTATGTAGCCGCGGGTGTTGGCGGTGGTATCACAGGTAAAGGTGCGCACGTGTTGTTGATCGACGATCCGGTAAAAAACCGAGAAGATGCAGAATCTGAGAACAATAGAGAAGCAACTTGGGATTGGTACACTTCTACCGCTTATACACGTTTGTCTCCAGGTGGAGGTATACTAGTTATTCTTACGCGTTGGCACGATGATGACTTGGCTGGTAAATTGTTAACTGCAGAAGAAGATGGAGCAGATGCCTGGGAGGTAGTTAAATACCCAGCAATAGCAGAAGAAGACGAAGAGTTTAGATCCCACGGCGAACCCCTGCACCCCGAACGTTATAATTTAGAATCTTTAGAAATGATCCAACGCGCAATCGGCCCAAGAGACTGGACCGCTTTGTACCAACAGAACCCAGTATCAGATGAAGGTGATTACTTTACCCGAGATATGATTAGGTATTTTGAACCAGACGAAGTCGAGTATGATAAGATGCGATATTATTGTGCGTGGGATTTAGCGATTGGACAAAGAGATAGAAACGATTTTTCTGTTGGTTTAGTTGTTGGAATAGATGAGTACGATAATATGTTCGTAGTTGACCTTGTTCGGGGCAAATACGATGGTTATGAACTAGTAGAAAAAATATTGGATTTATATGAACAATGGAGACCTGGTATTGTTGGTATTGAGAGAGGCCATATCGAGATGGCTATCGGGCCGTTTTTAGAAAAACGTGTAGCAGAACGTAGACTACACTCCGCATATTTTAAGGATTTAAAAGTAGGGCGACGTGATAAAGAAGCAAGAGCTAGGGCTATCCAAGGTAGAATGCAACAAGGTAAAGTTTACTTTCCTTCCGATTCTGTCTGGACGGGAACAATGGTTGCTGAACTTTTGCGTTTTCCTAACGGCGTGCACGATGACCAAGTTGATGCTTTGGCCTGGGTTGGTTTAATGATTATGGAATACGCTACTTTTTATGAAGCACCAGAACATGTACCTTCTTGGCGAGATAGGTTAGAATTAATAGCGAAGGGTTCGAAAAAGAAATCAGCGATGAGTGCATAAATGGCGTATACAACTAAAAAACCAAAAAAGAAGCTAAGCAAAGGGGAAGAACTCACCTTAGCAAAAACACAATGGAGCGCATACTCCCGCGCTAGAGACCATGGTCACGAAGACTATATCCACATGGCAAAAAAATGCGACGCTTACTATCGTGGGGAACAATGGGACGAGTTTGATATGCAGCAACTTGATGACCAAGGACGACCTGCTCTAACTATAAATACTATACTCCCAACTGTTAATGCTGTTCTAGCAGAACAAAGTACAAAAAAAGCAGACATACAATTTAAACCTAGAGGTGGGGGCAACCAAGATATAGCAGATGTTCTTACTAAAGTGTATGCGCAAATAGCTGACAACAATAAATTAGATTGGATAGAAGCCCAAATATTTTCCGACGGTCTTATTCAAGACAGAGGGTATTTTGATGTTCGTGTGGATTTTGATGACCATGTAAATGGTGAAATTCGAATTGAGGCAAAAGACCCATTAGATATTCTTATTGACCCAGACGCAAAACATTACGACCCAAGAACATGGAATGAAATTTTTGAAACCAAATGGATGAGCATAGATGAGATAGAAGAAACCTATGGCCAAAGTAAAGCAGATAAATTAAGAATGCTTGCAGAGACAGGTACAACTTTAGGTGCCGACTCTATGGAGTTCGAAGAGTCTAGGTACGGAGACACAGATGAATATAACTACGGACAACAATATCCTGGAGATCCAGAAAATGCACGAATGCTCAGATCTATTAGAGTTATAGAAAGACAGTATTACAAACTAGATGATTGTATGTATTATGTTGACCCTGTAACTGGGGACAAAAGAAAGATACCAAATGCTTGGGGCAAAAAGAAAAGAGAACAGTTTGCTGATGATTATGGTTTAGATATTATTTCTAAAAAAATGCGACGAGTCCGTTGGACAGTGACCGCAGATACTGTAGTACTCTTTGATGATTATTCTCCGTATGACCATTTTACAATCGTGCCATATTTCCCATACTTTCGTAGAGGCAAACCGTTTGGGATGGTAAGAAACTTATTGTCACCACAAGAACAACTAAACAAGATAACTTCACAAGAACTGCACATTGTGAACACAACTGCAAACAGCGGCTGGATTGTAGAGTCTGGATCTTTATCTGGTATGACAGCTGATGACCTTGAAGAACATGGAGCCGAAACGGGGTTAGTATTAGAATTTAACCGTGGCTCTACTCCTCCTGGTAAAATTCCACCAAACCAAATACCTACAGGTTTAGATAGACTTGGACAAAAAGCAGCTAGAAATATAAAAGAAATAAGTGGTATTACAGATGCTATGCTTGGTTTAGATAGTCCAGAAGTTTCTGGTGTTGCAATTAAAGCAAAACAAGGTAGAGGATCTTTGTTGCTACAAGTGCCGTTGGATAACTTAGCTAAAACCAGACAGTATTTAGCAGAAAAAGTCCTACAGATGATTCAAACTTACTATACAGAGGAACGTATAATTCAAATCACCGATGAATCAGATCCTTATAAACCAAGACAAAAATTAAAAGTAAATCAAATGACTCCAGAGGGTATGGTCATAAACGATTTAACCATCGGAGAGTATGACGTTGTTGTAGGTACTGCTCCAGCTAGAGACAATTTTGATGAAATGCAATTTGCTGAAGCCATAGAATTAAGAAGTGTAGGAGTGCCTATACCATATCATTTGGTATAGGCAC